GGTTTATATTGTTGAAAAAACAATCTTATATTATTTTCATATTTATCTGCTATCTTTTTATTTGCTTCTTCGTCAATTCTATTATATTTTAATTCCATTGCATTCATTTCAAACAATTTTTCTTCATATTCATTTAGCATATCTTCATATTTTAATTCACCTAGATAATAACGTTCTATGATATCGTGGCATACATTACCTGAAACTCCATATATACCATCCTTTTTTACTTCTTTCTCGTGTTTTATATATTTTAATAAATAACTATAACTATCATTACAGTAAGAATGATATCTTGACCATGAATAAATTATATCTACTCCTAGTTTATTTTTTAATTTATTTAAATACTCTTTTGATTTTCTTTCTCCCATAATAAACCTCCTAATATCTTTTTTATATTATTGTAATCCCAGTATGGAATTTCTAATAGTTCTATATTTTTAATTGATACATATTCTCTTTTCATATTATCTCTATATTGATTTTTTTGAAATTGCTCCTTAGCCCATTCTTCACCTCTATTTGCAAAATCTACTGGAAAATAATGTTGCTCACCTTGATATTCTATTAGATTTTTTAATTTATCATTATAATCCAAAATACCAAAATCAAATTTTAAAAATTGTTTATTCTCACCTCTTAAATCATCGAATCTATATTGTGGAATAAATTTAATGTTATGTTCTTCTAATGTCTTTTGTATAATAATTTCTCCTTTTGATCCAGAACATGAATTACATAAACGCTGATTGCTATTAACAAATTTATCAAAAGTTTTATTGGTTAAACCACCACATTTAATACATCTAAACATATATCTATGGTCAACTCCCAACCATTCATCATTTATTAATTCACTTCCTAATTCTTTTATTTTGGTTTTGGCAGAAACTATATCCCATGAGGTTTGTCCACCACAATCTCCACAAATATTTCCACCCTTATCAACAAATAATCTATATTCTCTAAACATCCATTGACCACACTTTGTACATTTAAACCAATATTTATCTATAACTTTATTCCATTCTTTTTCTACTATAGAATGAGATAGATCTAATCTTATTTCAGATTTTAATAACTCAACTCTTTTTATGGCTTTTTTAAATGATAATTTATTTTTATCTCCTGTTATCTTACTAGCACAATCGTTACATGTATAACATTTATTGTTAACAGTATTATCTAATGTTTTCCTAACATATGTTCCACAAATATCACACTTTATATAATAATAAGATTTTACGCCTTTATATTCTTCAAAGGTTAAAGTGTCTTTTGAATTATTAAATAGTTTTATATCTGAATTATTATCTTTAATTATTTTAATATAATAATTAAATTTATCTTCCTTGTAATAACCCATTATTTAATCTCCTTTGATTCTAAGTATTTTAAATATTCTTCATGTTCATTTTCGTTATATTTGACTTTTCGATTGAATAACACTTTATAGATTTTTTCATGTTTGTCTGCTGGACTTTCTTTTTCTCCTAACAATCCATATTCATCATAAATATAGTATACATTTCTGATTCCATAAAACATTTCACATATACTTCTTACAAAATCTAAAGAAATATCTTTATCTAAAGCAATTATTATATCTACATTTAGGCTTATAAGTATCTTTGCTTGTTCTATAGATAATTCATGACCAAACAATGATACTCCTGTATAGTCTTTTTTACTATGGCGTTTAAGTGTAGACTTTTCGCTTTCATATACAACTGTATATCCCTTTTCTTGTATTCCTTTATAATTCTCTTGTAATCCATATAGATTTTGACTTTTAGGATATTTATATAATGGAAAATACTTCGGTATATCAAACATATCGTAATTTTTAATTAAGGTTCTTCCTATAAGTCCTACATAATCATTTTCATTTCCACACCAATATCTATGAGGTATAACTACCCTATTGCTTTTAGCACTATATCCTATTCCGAATGTTTGTTGAGTACAAGGAAGTATTCCTTCTTTAACCCATTCTATATATGGCATTTGTTCATACTCTTTAGTTATATCTTCACTTAATACTTTTAATTCTTCGTCATAATAATCTTTATATTTTTTAAGTGCCTTTTTAAATACTTTTAATATATCAACTTTTTCTTTGGTTTCTGATTTAGTATTTATTCCATAGTATTTTAATCCTAATATTTCATGTATATATTTAACAGCTTTAGGAAATATTAAAGATTTAATATCCATAACTAAAGTGTATATATCCCCTGTTATTTTATCATCTTTTCCATAAATAGTTATTGAAAGAGATTCTTTTTTTATAGATGTAGATGTAGAATTATCATGTGTTGGTGTTTTACACCTATATTCTTTAGTATATGATTTAATGTGTGTACATCCTATTTCCTCTAAAACATATTCAATTTTATTGTTTTCTATTATATACTGTTTTAATTCATAACCATTAATTTTTATCACCTCATTTTATCAAAAATCTACTGGTACTACGCAAATTCCAACTTCATTATAAATATTTTTACTCATATCATGTTCGACAACTATAGCATATTCGTTACATCCACCTTCTCTATTTTTTACAACAAATAATAGCTGATAATGCTTATTCTTATCCAATGGTACTGGTATTTTTGTTTTCCCACTTTTCCCAGATGTTTTAAATACTTTTAATTCATTTTTACCACCTTCGAGTTCGTCTTCAAATAATTTTCTTATCATTATACAAGTTGAAGCTACATCTATAATATTCTTTGCTAAACCTATATTTTCTTGCGTATAACATCTTTGTTTGCTACTTGATTTTGCTAATTGAAATGTTATCCATATATGTACATTTAGTGCTTCTTCTTTTATAGTGTCATAAATCTTAACCATATTTTGTTGAAGATTAAACCAAAATGCTTCAGTATCTTTTGTATCTGAGTCAGCTTTATAGGTGTCTAGCATCATATATTTAATACCTAAATGAGCATATTTTTTAATACATTTAATAGCTTTATCTGTTGAATATTTTTTAAAAGGCTTTAATATAATTTGATCTCCTCTATCTACTATCCACTTTGCACATTTTTCTCTTAGAAATGTTTTAAATTCATCATCAAATTTACCATCTCTTAGCTTGTATTTTTGAATGTCTTTTTTATAAATATTATTTGCTACCCATATCAACATTTCTCTTTGCCACTTTTTTCTACCTTCTTCATTAATCATTATTAATATCTTCTCATTATTCTCAAATATAGATGGTAGTAATAATGTTCTTGACATAGTTGTTTTACCTGCCCCAGATAATCCTCCCATTAATGTGATATTTCCACCTAAGTTCCCTCCAGTTTCGTGCGTCAATAATGGTGAATTATGTAAGGGTAAACCTATTGCTAAACCTTCATCTAATTCGTCTATTAAATCATATATTCCGTCAGCTAATGTAAAAGTTTCATCGTCTCCTTCTACATTTATAAATATGTGGTTCAAAATTGCTTCATATTCATCATAGATTTCTTCAGATGTCATATCTACATATTCACTTAGTCTATCAGCAATTGGAAATCTATTTTTAACTAAGTTAATAACTGTATTCCATTTATTTAATTCTGCTATATATCCTTCAATATTTTTTACTTTAACATACTCTTTAGCTTTTTCTATTGTTGTAAATCCACCGTATTCATCATATTTAACTTTTAACTTATTGTGTTTTTCTAAATATAAATTAATTGTTATTTCGTCTAGAATTGGCTTTTTCTCTTTTACAACTACATCTTGTCCTATTTGGAAATAAACTTTCCATTCATTATATGTAAAATGCGATAATGTTAAAGAGTCATAGTCAAAATACAAGTCTGCATCTTTCCATAATATAGAAACGATGTTGGATTCACATATTAACTTATATTCTTTCACCTTTTTTATGGCTTTTATTTCTTCATCAGGGATTTTAGAAACATCAGTTTTTTTAGTTGTACTTGGTTTCTTAACCATATCATAATAACTCCTTTAATCTGCTATTTTTGATTTCTTTTGTTTTTTGTTTGTATTCGGCTTTATTTTCAGATTCAGTTATTTCTAAATTCTCCCCTTTTATTTGTGATTGTTCTAATCTATTTAATCTACTATATGTATCATTAATTTTCTTTTCAATAATTGCCATCATATAATTTATCATATGACTTTCATCTTTAAATTTACTTTTATCTGCTAGTGCATTTACTATTTCATATTTATTTATTTTAAAAGTCATTAATATTATCTTAAATGAATAATCTCCTAATGCTTTAGTTTTCTTATTTGCTATGAATTTTCCGTTTTTTAGACCAAGTATTCGGAGGATTAAATTTTTGGGAAGTTTCATATTTTCGTCATATCTAAGTATTTCTTTCTTCACATATTCATACAACTCATTCCATTCTTCTTTTTCTTGTAAGGACATTTTACTCATATCAATTCCTCCCTGCTATAATAATCTTCTAAATACAAAAAAGTTAAATTTTTATATTCTTTCTTATTTCGGCAAGCGTGAGATATTCCACTAATGGTGCTAACAACTCCGAATTCATCTAAGAAAATGTTATTTAAAAATGATACGCTTTCATAAATTTTCATATTATCTAAACATATAACTTTTTTAGATTTCCAATTATTTCTATAAGAGTCTTTGGGATTATAGTCACATATTTTAGACTCTGTTCCAGATTTTAAGTATTTTAAAACTGTTTTATAAGCTATTTTAAATTTATTTTGAATGAATTTAATAAATTCCGAATTACTTACTTGTTTATTGTTATATAAATTGCATATTGTTATTACTAAATTGCTACATGCAAACTCGCCACATTTTAACCAATCAATATTACTCAAATCAAATTTACTTGTTATTTTTTCATTGTTCAATATGCTATTTTTGATGTGTTCTAATGTACTATGTCTACAATCAATAGTTATATAATTTTGTTTTAATATTCCATTCTGCAATGCTAAATATTCTTTTAAATTATCATTCTCTATTTCTTCTTTTAAACTCCTTGCTCCTTTAATGGAAATAAAGCTTTCCTCATAATGCTGAAGTCCATTCGCTTCTATTAAAATATTTAAATCAGGTATATAAAAATCATATTCTTTGTTTTGAGACCAATCAAAAGTTTTATGAAAATCAAAGTCAATTCCTAATTGTTCTAATAGATTAAATACAAACTTCTCTGTATAAGGAATAAAATCATTACAAAAAGAGCAAATACTATTTATTGGTACACTTTTAATAGTTACTTCTTTTTCTTTTCCACAAATATCGCATTTAATGATAGTTTTTTTATGAGAACCATATGAGTATTTGTATGCATCTTCTTTGTTTTTAAAATACTTAACAAAATGTGGATATATATCTGCAAATGATTTTTTATTTTTTACAGCATTTTTTCTACGAGTATTTATTTTATTCTCTGTAGCACATATTGGGCATCCATATCCAGTATTGAGATTAGTCCAAGTTGTAGTCCATATATTATTATGAATCAAACACTTACAAGATAATTCACTATCACAGTTTATATACACATCATCAAGAATAGCTATATTTTTATTTTTATTATATAATCTTATTTTTATATCTTCTAACGTCAATCTTTTCATATTACTCACCTCTTTATAAGAATAGGCGAGAATTAAACTCGCCTATTAACTTTTTTATTTAATGTTTTTAATAGCAGTCATAAATTCTTGTAATTTCTTAGGTTCTTCTAAATCTAAGTTTTTCATATCAATACCTGATTCATCTGCAAGAGCCTTAAGTTGTTTTAATATATTAGTTTCTGTTTTGTGTTCACTTATAAAATCTTTTATATCCTTAGCTAGTTTAGTAGATAGTTCAGCATTATTTAATACACTATCTGTTGAATTTTTTAAATCTTTAGTAAAATTAGCACCACTTGTTACAGAAC